AAGGAAAGCCACCGCGATCGCGACATTTCCTGACCCAGCCAGCTCCAAGAGCATGACCCATCATCGGCACCTCAACGGTTCCGCCGTTGCCATCGTCAACCTCTCCCCACGACCGATAGCCAGCCATAAAGCTCTTCACTTTTAACAACGTCTCATACGTTGTTCCCAGCGTATCGACTCCCATACCATAAGGAGACGCAATCACACCGATGATCTTTGCCTGTCCCTCGATATAGGTCTGCAGCGAAGTCGCTGCATCAACACCATGAATATCGCAGTTCATAAGCGCAGACAAAGGCAGGCCATTGAATAATGGATAGTTGGTTTCATAGCCACCGAGATCAATTGCAGCCACACCATCAGCACCAGTAGCCAACTGTGTCATCGTAGCCGTTACTGTTGGCAGCGTCGTCGGAGTCGTGACCGAAACCGCGATGTAATACGAGTTTCCGTTGACGATCTGACTGACATTCGCATTCGAGAGATACAACCATTTCTCTACCAACTGCGGAGTCGAGTCATTCGGTCCCTGATAATACACAAACAGATCACGATGACCTGTGGGATCTGCGAGCGATGCCAAGATCGAAACCCACGTGTTGTTACCGTCCTTGCCGGGACTAAGGTTTCCCTTAACCGCCGACTGGATCGTCCACGTTGTCGACACCAGCGTCGCCGTGACCGCATCGGAAGCAACAATCCTACTGCCGTAGAATTTCGCACCATATGCACCACAATTCTTGAACAAACCCCGACGAATATAACCGCCGAGATAGCTCGAATCCAAAGCTCCGAATACCTTTTGATCTTCCGTGGGGCTATACACCGGAACCGCCGCACCAACTGGGCCGCGGCGAGATGTAAACAATCCACCGAAAACAAAGATATCACTAGGGCTAACTTGAGGCGAATCAGCCGATTCACGCTCATTTACAGAAATTCCTATGCCACTCATAATGATTCTCCTTTATAGATTATTCAGGTTTCGCCGTGATCGAGATCGCACCGGCTTTGATAAGGTCTTTGCAGTGTTGACTCGTACACACAATTTCAGCAACATGCTCGACCGTGCCAAACGGCTTTAATATCAATGATTTCGGCTCGTTGTTTTCTTTGTAACAAATCGAAAGCAAAAAATTCTTATTATTTCTCAATACATTGTCAGTCACAAATCCTCCTAAGACTGAATCGAAATTTTAATTTCATCACCACCATCGTCATCGTCTTCAACACCCTCAGTTGATTCAACCGTGAAATCGGTAACAGCTTTCACAGTCTTACCAGGCAACAACGACAACGGTACAATCACTTCGTACGTAAATACATCCTCGAACACACCATCGGCAATAACGGGAGTCGGAACAATGCTCTGGATGAAGACATCGAACCTCTGATCGCTAATCGTAATCCAACGCTGACCTTCTTCATTTTTGAACGCCGTCAGTCCCAATCGCATCAACTCCAATGCATCATCATATCTATTGCTACACATCGTCACCTGAAACAAGAACCGGCTTCGAATCGGCGGCGGCGTCAACGTGACCGTATGGTCTGTGGCGTTATACTGTTTCTGCCTTTCGACCCAAACAAATTCATCCGGAGTCGGCGCAATCGGTTGCACGACAATCTCAGGATAAACAGGTGCCGTCTTCTCTTTCGGTTGCGGATTAAAAAACTTCGCCTTTACCGGAACATTCGTCCGCACCATCGCGCCAGCAAATACATCCATAAACGATTGATTCACCGTGAGCATGTCGATGGGATTGCTCATACGAACACTTCCTCTTTAACCTCGGTCACAATCGATTGCAATACCGAACTCAACTTGGATTTCAGTTCCTGTAACGTCAACCGATACAGTGGTCGCGCCGGCATTCCCGTTTCAACGCTTCCGTATTCATGGATAAGTGCAAGCAACGCCATATCGATTCCACCTTTATGCTGCTTGCCACTTTTTACACCTACGAACGCCTTGCCAACGGCGATATCATAGATCTTGATGTTTTGCATTAACTCGCCGGTCGCAATCAATATTCTTGTGTCAAGTCCATGACTCTCTTTCCACTGCCGATACCATTCATTCAATGGAGCCAATGGCAGATCCTGACTTTCAAGATGTTGCAACAACGCTTCATGGTATCTGGTCGCAATGCCAGTGACAACTCGTTGCTGCAGCGTCTTCACAAATTTTGGCATCGACGACATCACCCGCTTTGTCTTCGCCCAGTCACCAGTCATTGTCACGTCAAAACTATCCATTTAACGGCCTTCGCTTATGACATCCGAGAACCATTGCTATTGAAGAATCAAACATATCCGGCCTCGGCTTAACACTCGATATTTCAAACTCAACGCCTCCGGAAACTATCAGAGCGCGTTCACGCTCGATCACAATCTTTTTCTTGTCCAGTTCCCACGTCGACAACACCACAATCAGATCCACATCCTCAACAACTCCAAGCTTATCCTTCACCTTGTCTTTTGGATTCGAATACGTGACGCCATACAGAGTCGTGTTCGATATAACCGAAGGATCTGTCGGAATCTCATTGCTGACTATTCCGAATGTGCTGTTGTCCTGAGCTGTTGGTTTCAAAAGTCGATAACCAACCGTAAGCTCCCAGTCATTCGACAGGAACTCGTAAAACTCTTTCTTCGTGCTTTTGAAATCCCACACATCCATTATGTTGTCACACCGATATATGGTTCTTTCGCGTCATCAATGAACTTGTTAATCAGTTTCCGTCCTTCTTCGCTATATCGTCCGAACAACGACGCAACTTCAAGCCCTTCAACCTGGAATCCGCGCTGGGCCAACATCTCCGGTGTCAAATCAACCAATGCATTTCCAAGGGCATGATTCATTACGTGCCTCCGGTTGTCAGGGATAAGATCGGCTTCAACAGGTATACCAAAACCAAAGAAGTCCCACGTGCAACCAGTCGCAAGAGCTGCGAAGAACTCGATTTCCTTTCGTTCCGGATAGACTCTGAAATCACCATAGTCGCGCTTATACTCATCACCGGGATATCGCCGATCGGTAATGTCTTCGAACCACTCGAAGTAATGATCACCCGGATAAATCTCATACGACTTGGTCGGCAAACACCGGATGGTTCGGTCGTCCTTCCACACGATTTTGAGCAAAAGGATATTCGCAGGTATCGGCACAATGTTCGTAGGAACAACAAAAGTCAAACTCGTCTTTACCCAGAACTGTCGCTTTCGTGCCAATGCATGAATACCATTGTAAACGTAACCATTCAAAATCGTACCGTCATCGTCAGCAAAATACTTTTCCAAGTTTCTCTTGCCAAGCAATCGTTTCAGTTCCGAAACCAATGTTGGGGGCGTATAGGTTTGGTCAGCCATATTATTGCGGATTCACCGGTCCAAAGTATTTATCAAATAAGGCAACGATCTTCATTACGGTATCGTCACCCAGTTCAGTTCGTATTCGCAACGCCAACTCTCTCAAATCAGCATTCCGTGTCACATACCATGACACCATTTCAGCAAAATGCTCCTTGACATTCTTCGTAGCTTGTTCGTCAATGTAGACACCCAGCGGTTTCGTCATCTTCCAGTTGCCGGCTTCAAAGATATTGCCACCGCCAACATTCTCCCACGCCAAGTCTGCAAACTCTTTAAAGAATTCCGGAGCACTGTAATGGATGCTGTGTCCGATTTCGTGAACAACCGTCCAGCCAAAGTCACCGCCTTCACTGCTCTTGGGGTCAATGAAAATCGATCGATGCTCAAGCGAATATACGGCCAATTCGTTTTCTGCCAGATCTTCACGGATGATATTGGTCAACTTCATATTCGACTTCATCTGCTCATACGGCATCACGTCCATGGTATCGGCCATGATGTTCATTTCGTCAAGCGCAAACTCATCGTCAACACTGATTCCATAGATGTCCTGCATATACTTGGCAGCATCAGCAGGATTAACAAAGGCACCAATCCGTTCCGCATTGAAATACGGTTCGGGTGCCGGCATCTTCTCGACTTCTGAGATGTAGTTTCTGATTCCGCGTTCATCCGGTTGCGTCGGTTTCAAGATCGACTGACCGGTTTCATATTCGCAGTAGCAACCACAGTTGATGACGTTGTTGGCGCTGGCCCCCGGATCGTGCGGCCTCATCATTTCCTCGCCATCTACCGTAAACCGTTCATTGAACTTTAACGTGGTTCCGGCCACTGCCTTATGCGATTTTCTTGCACTGGCACGAATCAGTTGATACCACGTCTTCAACACCTCGACACCAAACCGTTCTCGATATTCGTTGGCAAACTCATACTCACCAAAGTTGGCAGCATCCGCTACCTCGGTAATGGCGATCGTAGACGCATTGGACTTGTCACCAAGGACAGACTTGACTCGACTAACCATTGTCGATCGATCGTCTCCATTGGCATAACCACTGGCAAGACTTGACTGCAGACGTTTCTTTAGGTTCTCAGTAATCGTTTGCGTCTTGATCTTGAAATCTTTGCCGAACAAATACTCATGCGCTTTGCGATTAAATTGACTCCACTGGGCATCAAAATTCACGTTGAACTTAATGCTAAAAGGCGGGTTCGCGCCAACCTGTTTGTATTGGATTTTTGTGGGTATGGACGCAACACTGCACTCCGCGTACGGGAACAAGGACGTATTTGAATCAATGCCCTTGCTCTTTTTCCGGAACACCTCGTAGCGCTTGTTCGTGGCCAGACTCAGGTCTTTGTAGACCTGCTCGGTGCCGCCTCGAAGCGCAGATGTTTTTGAATTTGCGATCATAAGACCCAGCGTCAATAAAAAAGGCAAGCCATTGACTACATCCCCATTGGTCAGATTCAAGTTCTTGATAACCTCGGGATCATATTTCTGTCTTGCCTTTATCGGAACATCGTTTATTTCAGCAATCTGTTTGTTCAAATACTGATAGACCTGGTCTCGTTCTTTAACTTCGTCTTTATCGGAGGGAACGTCCTCAATAATGTCGTCGGTTACGTCATCATACAAACCACCCAACGACTTTTCCAACTCAGCGACATCCGGCCTAAAATCATACGAGTGATGTACTGGCATTGGTTGTGTGTGCGCTATTCATGTGAATCTGCAGTTTACGTTTTGACGGAAACTTTAGTTCGCACTTTGTGCAGGGAAACTTTTTTGTATCAACAGATTCATCAGCCATGGCATCTGTTTCCGCTGCAGGGGATGTAGTATCAGCATTGACTACTGCATCAGTTGCCGCGGCATTTTCCAGAGGTTGTTCCGGTTGGACCGGAACATTGAGCGCAGATTCAATCGGAACAACAACGACCTGAGTATTTTCTGCTTCACCAATGTTCTCCTTGGATTGGGTTGAAACGGCTTTTGCTTTTTGATTTATCTCATGTTCTGCTTTTTTAAGATCTACACACTCCCAGCCGCGCTCGCCGTGCATAGAAACAGCATGATGTGCGGATACAAGAACCGATTGACCCGGTGCAACAAGTTGACCAAGGTGACGTGTTGCTATCGTGCCATTATATCGTAATTCATGGTTATCCATTGCCAAACTCCTGTTCATGATGGAATAAAGAGGGTGACTAGGGCCATACAACCTAGCCACCCTTGGGGTTGCCTCGCGAGACACCTTCTTACGAAAGAACGGTAACCAGCGACATTTTTTCGTTAATAGGTGAACTCAAAGAATCTTCCTGATAGATGTAGTATTCATCGCCGCCGATAAGCTGGCCAGTCGTGCTACGAACAGGATACGGCCCTTTGAGAACGAGCGGTTCAAAGATTCGGAAGATGGTCGCATCCTTTTGAGACAACAAGATGTAAGCATCATCGAACACATCGGAACCGAAGTGCGGCAGACCGCCGGTGAAACCATAATTTCCTTCACCAACGGCTGTCGGTGTCTGGAAACTTTTACGTTGACCCATCGCTTCATAGGCCTTTGCCTGCGTCATATAATTTGATGTAACCTCAGAGGCAAGCAAAAACTCGGGTTTGTACCCGCGTTGTTGCCGTTGTAAGGCGTTTTTGTTCGTGACTGCGAAAAGAAGGCCATTCAAATATTCTTCCCATTTGGTGCCGGCAGGACAAGCAGTCAAATCAAAACGAGTTTCATTTGTTGCTTTATTGCCATTCACAACAATTGGTGTAGCATTCGGAACGACAACCACACTACCGTTAATATCAACAAACGTGATTGTCGCGTTTGGGCCATCAAGCACGTAGAACATATTACCGGTGGTGACCATTTCATATTCACC